ACCTTTGGCTTTCTGCATCTGCCATTCTAGTTTCTTTTCTTCCAAATCTAGTTTTTGTTTTTGCATCTGCATTTGAATAACTTTTAGTTTTTTATCCATTTTTGCTTGTTTAGCAGTAATAGCATTAGCCATCATCTTAGCCGCACTGTCAAATACTGGTGCCGCATGACGATCTTCTACATTTTGTCCTAAATCCATTAGTGTCTGGAATGCATCCATTGCTTCAGTGGCATATTTGTCCATGTCACTATCCAATGCTTCTAAATTTTTAACTGGAGTTAATGCTTGATCAATTTTATCTACTTGAGCTAGTGCATTTTGTAGCTCGTCTATATTATCAGCTACTGGGTCTACTAGGTTATTTGTAACTTCAATTTCTTCTTCAATTTCATCCATTGAAGGAAGATTAAAAGTTTCTTCTAGTTTTTTGGTCATCGTTTTTTCCTCTTGGGTTTACTGCCTTGGGGACTTCTAAACAATTCATTTTCTGTAATAATACGGAAACCTAAACCTTGTTGATTTGCCCACTGTCTAGCAATTTTCCACTTTGCTTCATTCACTATTGCGGCAGCTTTATCTTGCATACTCTTGGCATTTCCCATTACTTGTTTACTGGGTTTTACTTCGATTATTTCTGCATGTTTACGTCCGTTCATATCTTCATATATAATAAAAAAATCAGGAACATACGTAGTAGCTTTGCCTGTTAGTGGATTTCTATAGGGTATACGGTGGCTTTCACTTGCCCATGCCAGTATGTTTGGGTGTTTATCACACATACGCATGAACTGAAGTTCCCATCCACTGCGATAAGTTGGCATTCTTTTGCCAATATACTTTTCTTTGTTGATGGGTTCGTATTTGCCTTGTTGATATTTTGCCATACTGGTATTTATGGACTTACATTAGGGTCTCTATCTGGAATATCTACCACACTGATACTCTCAGGCTGGAAGGTTGCATTCCATAATACTGCACCACTGTCACTATAACTTAATGTATCGCCATTTACATTTGTTAGTAAACAGTTTTTAAGTTTTGTAGTTCTAACATTGCCGGCTTCGCCATATTGTTTGACTTTGATCTCTGGAAAAAAGTATCTATTTCCAAAAGCAGGTGTAAATCCCATGTTTGTGTCAAAAAAGTCACCCAATACTGTATCAGCATTGCCTGATCCATCAATAAATGGGTCGATACCATTTCCAGTATTATAGTAGTTTGCAATATAATCTTTTAATAGGTTGTGAAATTTACCATCATTGGTGTCATAAAAATTAACTACTAATTGACCATAATTTAGTTTTGTTTGTACAACACGTTTACGGTTATACTGATTCATAATTTGAGTATCAAAACTGTAACCCGGTAAGGTTAGGTCCTGTACTCTTAAAAATTCTAAATTTGTGTTTTGAGTTTCTATTTCTAGGCTAAAGTTAAAGCGTTGTCTGGGTATCGCCGTATAAGTACCTCCGGTCCCAGCGGCTGTGCCGGGACCAAAGAATACTTCACTTGCGTGTTGGCGAATTGACATTGGCTAACTTTACCCTATTAACCATTCGAGGTTGCTAGAGATGCGGTTGGATCTGTATTACCACCTGTAAATAGATCCTGTGTTCCGAATGCCTTGTGTTGTGCGTTGTCGTAACGGATAGTTACTGTAACAATTTGCGCTTCACTAGTTGCATAGTTACTTTCACCATATGCTACGTTCTGAATATAGCATCCATATAGTTCCCACTTATCTAGTGTTTCTGCTTCAGCATTACCACCGTCTAGTGTTTCAATATTTGTCTGGAATTTGTAACCACTGCCACTTTGTGGGCTTGCTTGGTTTACCATGTCAATTTGACGACTCATTTGTTCGTTAATCTGTGTAATTACAGTGTTTGAAACGTCATCGCGGATTGTAATTGTAACCGCTTCCCAAGTATGCTTACCTGCTAGGTAAATACGTGAGTTGTACGTATCAAGTGTTACTTCGTCATGACTTAGTGTCGGACGAGTCACGCTCACTACGTTACTTGTTACCACTTCACTAGTATCAAATCCAAATGATACACGGAAACGATATTGCATCTTCGGCATAATGGTACCAGGAGCAGTATTGCTCGTTGTAGGTACACTTAAATTTGTTAATACAGCCATTGTCTATCTCCTCTTAAGAAAAGTTTGTATAACTATATTTATGATTTTTCTGTCAAAAAAAGACCGCCCTAAGGCGGTCTTTGAGTTTTATACTAGAATTATTAGCTCAGTGCGCCTGTGTTAACAATTCTAATTGGAATGTAGATGAATTCTGTTGCTTTTGTTGGTTCAATCGCTACATCTACGTATAGTTCGTTACGATCAATACGTGCTGGTGTGTTGTTGCTCTCATCACAAACAACAGCAAAGTCGGTAACACCACGCTTTGCTAGAATGTCTGATAGGAAGCCTTCAAACACTGCCGCTACTCTTGCACGTGTTGGAACATCATTTGGTTCAAACAAGAACGGACGAGCAATTTCGTCAAAGCGTTCACGTAAGTAAGCAACCAAACGTGCTACGTTTACACGATCAAGTGCAGTAGTTGTACTGTGTAAGCTCTTCTGTCCAAAGAACACAACACCCTCTGCTGGGAAAGTTGCAATTGGATTCAGTTTCGCTGCATACATACTGTCACGCTGACCTTGACTTAGTGCTACAGCTTTGAATTCTGTTTCACTAGTAATATAGCCAACTGCGCTAGCATTTTGTACAACACCACGGGTTAGACCTGCTGGTGCAAACCATGGATAAGCAATATTGTCGTTATATGCATATTGATATAGTGCCATGTGTGAAGGTGGAACGGTTACAGTTGCACCTGCAGGAGTTGTTGCACGACCTGCTGGATAATATGCTGCACTGTATGTGTTCTTGGTTACAAGACCATCATCACCATTTTCACTAGCACCAACGCCCTGTACCCACTGAACTGCTTCAGTTGGTGTCTTGCGCATTGGAGTATCAATAATGATAAATCCTGTTTCACCACGGTCACTGTTTAGAGCAACTAGTTCGTCTGTTAGCTCTGGATAGTTTGGAGCTGCTAGTAGTGTAAAGTTGCGTAGTGGATCACGTAGATCTTCATTACCAGCAACTGCGGCTTGCATAGCTGCACTTACTACTTTACGCTGTGCTAGGCGACCAAATGCACCGCTACCATCTGCGTGGTTTGCTGCGGCGTTACGCCATGCACCTGCTGTTGCATCCCAACTACGTACTGTGTTTTTACTTTGTGCCATGTTTACAGCCAACATACCCTGTGGGAATAGTCTGTAATCAGGAGCACTAGTGATTGGTGTAATTGCACCACTTGTTAGAGCAGTACGTGTCTGGTCTGTAAAGTCGTCAAATAATACACCGTCTTGTGTAGTTTGGTCTGTGTTATCGTGTGCAACCCAACTAACACCATTGTGTTGATATAGGGCTGGACGATCACGCTCGCCGGCACCTGTGTTGATCCAAATATCGCCACTTGTTAATGCACCACCAACGCTGTTTTGTGTTGGTTCTATTGTTGAGTATTGAATATCTGCTGTAGCTACACGTTCCCAACCTGCGGCGCCACGTACTAGAACGTCAATCTCTGTACGAGTGTCGTTGTACCATAGTGTGCCGTTTGCTGGATTACCAGTTGGCTCTGCGTCTTGTGCGTAGAAATTTGCACTTGTAATTGGAGTAGCTGCACCTGCAACAACATTATCAATTGTGTATCCGCCTGTTGCGCCTGCATTTAGGCTAACATGGATGTCACTGTTGACAAGTGTCTGTGCGCCAACGGCTGTACCATCCTGAAGGATGTTGTTACCGCCACCACCTTGTGTGTCGTCTACTGTTTTAACATTTTCTAGTCCAAATACGCCACTGGCGTTTGCACTGTAGAATGCCAAGTTAATACCGTTACCTGGGCGTGTTGTTTTGATCCAAGTATCACCTGAGCTTGGTGCGCTAGGTGCATTGTAGTGTGCATCAAAAGTAACTGTGTTAGAAGCAGAACTGTTTAGTTGCTCCCAAGCACCACCAACACCTTTAAAGTAATGAACTGCTGTATCTGTAGCACCGTCACTTAGGACAGCCACTAGATATTCACCGTTTACTACTGTTGCGCTTGGTGTATATGTACCAGCAACTTCACCTGCTGTTGCTGCTGTATCGACCTCTACAGTTACATCCTGTAGAACCCATGATGTACCATTCCATTCATGTACACCGAATTTACTGCCGTCAGTGTCTAACCAGTATGCACCGCTTGCAACTGGGCCTGCTGGGGCATCTGCACTAACTGCTAGTTGTGCTAGGTCAATATTTGCTCTTACAACATATGCTTGAGAACCTTGTCCCAAGAAACTGTAAGCCGCTAATAGACCATATTCACTTGTTTCATCGCCTTCTGTAAGGTCTGATCCAAATGTAGCATCGCCAAAGAATTGTGTAATTTCTCTTTGTGATGTGACAGGTACAACTTGACCAGCAACTGCTGATTTAGTGTACTTTGCAATACCATCTGTTTCTGTTCCGGTTGGATCAACTTTGTTTTCACGAGTAGCAATCACAATCAATGGGATTGTACCCGTACCTGGAGAGGCGTAAGCACTCTCGTCGACAACCGTTACAGCAACACCTGGGGAAACTAAAGTAGCCATATCTTTTCTCCTCTGATAATTCAGTTAATGTTTTAGTAACTAAGAGTATTTAGCAGAAGGCTACTTATTATGGGTGGTTATGGAGATAACTACGTAGTTAATTATAAATTTGCACTGTAAGGATCAATGTGACTGATTAATTGGCCTACGTTAAATTCTAGATCAGCAATTGTGCCATTATTATCAAGGGTAAAATCACTCATCCATTGTTCTAGGCTCATGCTGTTTTTGTTTTCTGGAGGCAGATGATCACTTCGATCTACCCAAATGCAATAATCAAAAACACCAGTGTTTTGCATGGCAAAAAACTCACGTTTGTTACGTAATCCACAGTAGATGTCGTGTTCAGCAAAAATTTCTCTACCTAAACGTGCCGCATCAGGTACATTATAATCGCAGATAGCATCATACCATTCTGCTCTGTGATTATGCCTGTCAGCGTAGCACTGTTCTTCATTAGTGTATCCATACTTGTCCTTTAACATGTCGAAAATGAAAAGTTTACTACAAAACTTACTCGAACTTTCAAAACTGTACCCGTACTTATCACGCAATATTTCACAGACTGTATCTTTGCCGTGACGACCGTGTCCAATTACCATCAACTTTAATTTCATCTTTGTCATTGAATGTACTTTCTAATTTCAACTTTTTTATTGTATTTCTGACGTATTGTGTCCGCTGCTTTACTTGCAGAATAGACGCTGTAGAACTCTTTGTCCCAGCGTCTGTCATTTATATATAACACAAATATATAATTTTGTCTAGCATCTTCATCACGCAATTCGTAATGTAGTTCTGCATGTTTGAACTCTGCTTTACTCATTGAGCCCCAGTCAAGTTCATTTGGGTTGTTTGGATAGTTCATAAGTCTCCTAATTTAGATCACATTCCCAACAATCATTACGAAACTCTGCACGTAGCGCACCTAATGGATAGTCACTGTGTTCAAACAAGATATAAGGACGATTAGTGTAATCCATCTTCATCGTGACTACATTAACTTCGTCTAATGGGAGTATTTTTGGTTCCAGCATTGACTCACGATATGCTGAGTTAAAAACTTTGATCATGCATATGCACTCCAGTATTCGTTCCACATTTCAGCAACACCTTCTTCAATGTCTTCTACATCCATAAAAGGTACCTCTGTTTTACCAAGTGCAACGGCTTTTGACATTGCTTCTGTTACGTGTTCTGATTCTTTTACAAACACTGCACAACTGTCAAAAAACTTTTCTTCACATTCTATTACGTAATCACTCATTCCCATATCTGTCTCCTTATTTCAAGTAAAGTGGACCAGTCCACCGAATTGTGTAACCGTCAAAAACGTTACCACGTGCCGCATTACGAGCTGGTGCATTATAACCTGCAGCCATCAAAATATCACCTTTTTTGAACTTTGTGTCCTTGTCGGTGTTAACAATGAAACCCCAAACACTTCTATCACTAAGGATTTTAATGTATTTGTTGCCTTCTTTAACTTCCAGCAAGTTGTCGTAATTGGCAACTTTTTCTGCAAAGTAACCGCTCAGTTGTTCTTTACCGCCTTTGGTTGCCCAACGAACAAAGTCTGCTTTGATATCGGCAAGCAATGTGTTAATTTCATTTTGCATTTGGTAACTCCTGTTTCCTTAACTTACTCTTATATATTAAAGTAAAACGTTTTACTTGTCAACACTTTTTAGGCAAATTCTTCAACTTTTTTTACAAGCTCAACACGCCCATCGTAATCTATACTGGACTCAAAAGGAACATACACTAAGTCGTGCAGTCTGTTACTGTAGTAGCCCGCATCCTGGGTGTCCTTGGTACATCGCACGGTGTAGCCCTTGTACATATCATAGCCGTGTACAGGATGTTTAATCCAACCCTTGTCAATCACAGTGCCTTCAATGTGCGTGTCCATACCACGGAAATCATATGAACGGATTGTGTCCCCAATGTTTGCTAGACCTTCAAACTTCAACATATCTATTACCTCGTTTTCTTAACTTACTCTTATAATATAAAGTAAAACGTCTTACCTGTCAACAAAAATCAGAAAAAAAAGGCAGGAAAAAATCCTGCCAGTTCAATAACTTAAAATTTTTTTTATTTTTTTATCCGATTACAAAGCCTAAACCTGTTGAACCTTCAGCATAAAGTGTTAAGTCTTGCTCTAGTTTATCCAGGTCTGCTTGTGCGTCTGCACGTAATACATCAGCATTAAGTGTTGTTCCGCCTTGTGGTCCAGCAATAGTATTAAATTTACCACGTGCTTCAGCAAGAATTAAACGTGCATGTGCAAATGCATAATCTTTTAACCAGGGTTTTGCATATGTATCTGCAAATAATGCTTCTTCTGGTCTAAAATTGTATACATGTAGGTATACATCATCTTCAGCTTTAATTCTTCTGTGAATTAACAAGTTGTGAGTTACGTGGTTCCAGGTAAATGTATA